AAGACCAGTTCTTAAATTTGATGCAAATGTATAAACAGGAACTGTTTTACTACTTGTTGAAGGAGCAACATATTTTGCAGTTGAAACTATTGTACCACTAACTTGTAATTTTTCAGTTCCAGACAGACCAGTTCCTATTTTTACTGTGTTATTACCAGTTTCTGCTAATACTACATTTCCATTATTATATAAAGTACCATTAACTTCTAAATCATATGTTAAAGCAGTTACTGCTGGATCTCTATTGATAGAAACTTTTTTTGCTGTTGAATCAACATAAAATGTTGATCCTAGTTCAGCATCTCCCAAAAATGCTAAAGCTCCATTAACTTCTAAATCTCCATCAATATAAGTATTACCAGTTGATGATGCTACTGTAAATTTTCCAGAATTTACATTTAAATTTCCAGAAAAAATAGACTGCCCAATAACAGATAAAGATCCAGAAGATGTTAATGAACTAACAGTAGTATTTCCTAAAGTAGCAGTGCCATTTTTTTGTAGTACAATATTAGAAGTTTCTTCTACTGTTATTACAGTTAAAGAAATACCACTACCAATTAATGACGCAGTTCCACTTACAGTAATGATACCTTCTCTATTATTATAACCACCTTCATCTAAATGAGCGTTTCCACCAATAGTTCCAGCATCACAATAATAATATAAAGTTGTTGGAGTATTATCATTTGGAACAATAGACAATGAATTTGAAGTATATGTATAATCTACTTCCGTCCCCTCGTATTTTTGCCCATATGTAGTTGGAAATAGATTTATAACAGTATGAAATCCATCTCTAGTTGTGCTAAATCTTAATGGGTGACCAATGTTACTAGGATCTGATTGATCAAATACATATCTTACATTTTTTTGAAATGTGAAATCGGGAATATTTGTATATGTTCCACCTGAAGTAGAACTAAAGAAATAATTTAAAGCACTAGTAATGGCAGATACAGTAGCTGATCCTCCACCACTTGAAGTTGCTGTTAATCCAGAACTGTATGTTAAATCGTAATTATTTACAGTTACTGCATTTATGGAAGATCCAGTAGTAAATTTTTTTACAATTGTTGCAGTAACACCATTATAAGTTATGGTATCACCAACATTAAACCCTGTTGTTGGTAAAGTACCGCTAAATTCTACTAGTTGAGTTGGCAGAATTTTTACATATCTAGTTACAATTTCTACAAGTTCTGATGATGAAATAGTTAAAATATCTCCAGTTTTATAATTATCTCCACCGTTAGTAACAGATACATTAGTTAATGTTCCAATAGAAGAAATTGTATATTGAAATCCACTTCCAGATCCACCTAAATTTGTATTATTTACAGATAATATATTACCTATTGCATAACCAGATCCACCAGACGTAATTTGTATGGCAGTAACTTCACCAACGTGACTTAGTGTATATTGAAATCCTGTAACTCCTCCAATACTTGCAGATGATGCAGAGAGCACATCTGCTGGATTGTATCCACTTCCAGTATCAGTTATTGTTACACTAGATACACCTATATTAAGACCTAATGAACTAGTAACTATAGTAGCTTTAGCTCCAGTTCCAGATCCACCAGTTAAAGAAACATTTGTAAAAGTATTAGAAGAAGAACCACCTGTGCCAGCAGTAGTTATATTTCCAGCAAAAGCAGACACTGTTATTGCGGCTGTCATTCCAGATCCGCTTCCACTAACATTTGTCAGTGGAACATCAATGTATATTCCACCAACATAACTACTACCATCATTATTAATTGTTCCTGTCACTGAAGTTGTAACAGATGCTGTTGCTCCTTCGCCACTACCTCCAGATAATTTTACTTTTGGATACGTTCCAATATTATATCCAGAACCAGCATTGGAAATTGTTAAAGAAGAAGCACCAGATTGTATTGGAGAAGTTAATGTTCTAAAATTTTGTAGAGAAGACAGATAATTTTTATCAAAAGAAGCAACAGATTTTCCTTCAGCACCTATAAACAATCCTTTGCTAGATCCTCTAAAGATACCAACATCAGTAGCATTTGTGAAGAACAGAGCTGGTGCTTGCACTGTTCCATCGCTCATGCTAAAGGCACCAGCACCAACACTAGTTTGAACAGTATAGAGATCAGAAGCAATCTGATTTATCTTTTGCCTTTGAATTTCAAAGGTATCCGTTCTAGCAACGTTTCTAAGGATTGCCATGTTTGATTAACTCTCGCAGTAAGGATTTGATCTCAGATATTTCATTCTTCAACATATTTATGTCTTCTAATACGGAACTCAGATGTTTTGATTTACGTCTTGCTTCTATAGCAGAATCGTCCAAATTCAAGATAGCACCAGTGTTTTGGTCTCTCACGAGACCATCGTGCCCACTAACTTTGATATAATCCATACGCGGAATTAGAATGATGCTACAGCACGAATATCTTGAATCTTAGGAACATATGCTGGATCAACAGATTTCATAACAATCTTGACAGCAAATGATGAAAATTCTGGTAGATTAGAAACGCTATATTTAAATTCTTGGTATGATGATTGTTTTTCTGTAGTTGCTGAGATAGTATTTTCACTTGTAGCAATTTCTAAAGTATCTGGTTCTCCAGTTTCATTAAAATAAATCCAATCAATATCTTCAAAGTTTTCTTGACTTGATGCTTTTTTATATCTGTATAAAACTTGTATATTCTGAACATCTTTCACATTAGCTGTCAAACGAACATCAATTGAAGTTGCTGGACTATTGATAGAAACTTCTTTTGTAACATACTTAGCAGCAGAAGAACTATTCTTTGATGTGTTATCGGAAACATAATCAATACCATTTCTATAAGAAACTTTTCCAATTTCCCAATATGATGCTTCTGCATCTGGTTGATTTGGATACTTAATAAAATCTCCAATTCTAAAAATATCAGCAATTTGATCTAAAACATCTGCGTTTCTATTGAATACTGCATTATCAATAATTCTTGAGTCAAAGTCATCATTAATTGGTTGAACGTCTGTACGAACAATCAATTCTTGTGTTTTATTATTCCAAATTACCGTTTTACCAGTAATAATATTATCATATGTCTGTAAGATGGATGAAGGATTTCTAGCAACTATTGTAGATGCATCGGTAATAGTAACAAACACTTGTGATGGATTACTATCGATCTTAACTTTTGGAAGAGTTACACCATTAACATTTTCTGTTAAACCCTGTTGATTTCCAAGAATTACTCTTTCTCCTCTCTCAAAAAATTGAGATGTCTTAACCCTCACATAAACTAAATTATTAACAACACGAGCAATAGTTCCAACTGCTTTGGTATTATATCCTTGAATAATTTGATTACTTTGAATTTGTGTGCTTCCATTTCCAGAAAGTTGGAATTGATATACAGGATAAAATTCAATCAACTGATCTCTTCTACCAAATCTATTTTCTTGCCCAAGACCATTTTCAATTCGATTTGTGCTAGTCTTTAGAGAAGCACTTGAAAGATCTATTACTGGCGATAGGTATGATTTTTCCGAAGTCAATATAATTTTGTAAGTTAGTGATCTTGCAAGATTGTTTAAAGATTCGTTAATTCTGGAAGCAATAACTTTTTGATTTGTAAAATAATGAGATTCATTCAAGAAAGTTCTTTCATAGTCGCTTGTTTGAGAATATGAAGTATAATTTGTAGTCTTTGAATCAACTGGAATAATATTCGTTGTCTTTACAGAGGATTCGATTTTTGTACCAGTTACTGTTAGATAGTGAATTTGTGGATAGAGGATCTCAAATTTTCTATTAAACGTAGCATATACAGATGAACCACCACCAAATGAATTGCCAGTAGCTTTTGATGAAGATGTTATATTGTAACTATCAATTCCAGAATTGCTAATTTTGAATAAAGTATTGTTTAGAATATTTGAGGTTATTCCAGCAACTTCTTCCGCTCCTCTGAAAAATACATAAGACTTTCCAGAATCTTCAAAGCCATTATCTCTATGGTTCACTTTAACAACACTATTGTTATTCTTGAAGAGTTTTGATGTAGCATTTGTACTGGAACCAGCATTTGTTTCTATTGGATTTGCAGAAAGCAATTCATAACCAAGGTTCTCATTTGTTAATAACAATTCTGCTGGTCGTGCAATTGAAAACTCTGCTCTATAAAGTTTGAATTTTAAATCTTCAAATAAATCTTCAGTCCAATCATCAACATTCTGTGATCTGTATACTGATCCTAGTGATGGTTGTGTAGTAATGACAGTACTTGTAGCAATATCAACTTCTCCTAATCTAGATGCCCAGATCTTGTAATCCACGGAATCTGTCTCTACAGCCATGGCATACTCTGTATCATTTTGTAGATAAACTGGATGTTCAAAAGCAAAGTGTGTTGGTATAGTTGAATTGGTTATGCCAACTGTATCGATAGCAACTCCCATTTGAACTGCTGGAGTATCGATTTCAATAAACGTTTCTATCTCGCATCCACCAGCTCCATTTCCAATCCCTTTTACTACAACAGATGGTGGTTCTGTGTAACCAAATCCAGATAGAGATATCTCAGCATTATAAATTTTTCCACCAGAAACTTCAATACGTGCTGTTGCACCAGAACCGCCAGGAAGTTGTGGACTCTCTATCTGAAGAATTGCACTATCATAATTTGAACCAGTATTTTTAATTCGAATATCTGATAATCTACCACTATCTTTAGCAATAGTTAATTTCAAATCAGTACCATCTTTTGCATTTGCTAAAGTCACTGATGGAATTGAAAGATCTTCATTTGCAACAAATGATTTACCATTATGATTGCTAAGAACTAATGTATAGACTTGCTCATTAGTGAGAGAGAATTTACCAGAAGCAGATGGCACAACCTCTACTCCATTCTTATCAATAATCTTCAAGATTGGTCCACTTGCAGCAGATTTAGTGCCAGTTACATTCTCTCCCTTCGTAACAATAACGTTACCACTAGCATAACACTTAAGGAATGTGTTTGGATTTAAAACTTTTTCTGTTCCAGGAACCACATTCTTTCCTGGTTTTCCAGATACAACATCAGTTAGATAAACTTTTACTGGGATGTCATTACTCTTGGTTGAGAAGAATAGGTCTACTCCAGTAACAAATAGTCCGCCATCAAAGTTCTGAACTTTAAATGTTTGAGCAAGTGGATTTGGTCTAAGTGGATTATCGGTATTATTATTGATAATCTGTACGCCTTCATTAGATTTAAAATATGCTGGTTTTGTTGATACAATACTTACTGGATTCTCAGGTAAAATACCAGTAGCATAATACTTGACCTCTGCATAAGTATCAGACTTATCCTTTGACTCATAGGTTGATGAAGATGCAAATCTAAATGTTAAATTACCAGTCGTCAATCTAATCTCTTCACCACTTGTATCATAATCTATAGTATTAACATCTCCAGTCCAAGTAGCATTTTCTCTTGGTGGAGCTCCTGCAGGAACTAAAATTAATCCACTTGCGTTGCCATTTTCATCAGTAGTAACAGTGCCATTGAATGCGGATAGTGAATTACCAGCAACACCAGTAAATCTTAAATCTGGATTGACCCAGCGATTAATTTTTCTTCCTTCTAAGAAAACATTAATAACAGTATTTGGTTTTAGTCTTCTGATAACATATTTTACTGGTATGCTTCTAGCAAAGAATGAAAGAGATGTGGATACCAATTTATTATTAATTGAATTTGATTGAACTCCTTTTCCAATATCATTATTTTGTGGACTAATATTTGAAGAACTAGCAACAGATGCTATAGCGACTGCAGAAGTTGCTTGCTGAGTATTAACTTCTCCAAGTGAATTAATACTTGTAAATGCTGGCGCAGCACCAACCCAATTGACTACGAAGGAATTATATAAACTTGAAAAACTTTCTTTCGAATCACTTTTTGCTAAGAAAATATTGAATAGAGATGTATTCGTATCAACAACAACTGGATTTACATTTTGATCATACCATTGATCAATATTTGGAGAAATACTCACATCTCCAACATATTGAATAACAACAAATGGATTTGGATTTACTGTTTTGGATGCAAAAGAATTTCCAAGTAATTCTAGATTTGTATATGGTAAAGTAACAATGTTACCAGTTTTTTGATACCCAGAAACAGATCTTTGATCTTCTCTAGTATTGACTTCTTTTAGAGATACAGAATTTTCTTTTGATTGTGGGCGTAGTACCGACTGCTGACTATCAATAGCACACTTGTAATCTAAAGAAGATAGATTCCCAACTCTATGTGACTCAAAATTGTCTACAAAAAATCCACTCTTAAATCTATCAAGTCCAATTTCATCTTTGATTTGCATGTTTAATGCTTGTTGCTCAAGAATACTCAAAGAAGTGTAATGTTCTAAACGTTCAATACGCTTTTCTAACTTACCAATATCTCTCATCGTATATCTACGATTATCAACTGGTGTAAGTCTTACATCATTACTTGTCTTTGTGTAGGCTGGAATATAAACATAGAATAGAGGAATTGCATCATCAACACTATCTGGTTTTGATGGATTTAAGGAAGAATTTCCTTCCTTAACAAAAAATTCTCCTTTCTTATTTAAGAAAATTCCATCAATGCGATCTAGATATTGAACTTGACTAAACGAGAAAGTATATTCTAAACCTAGATCTGGTGCTGGAGTTGTTGCAATTACTGATCCAGAACCAGAGAACTGACCATCTGTAACTGCCAATGAGGAAGTATCTTGGAATCCAGGAATAATAGATTTATTATCTACTTTTGGTCTGAAGTCCAGTACATTTTTCAATTCTATATTGCCATAAACAGATGAATTAAATGATGGAATTTCGGATTCATCAACGCCAGCTTCGTGCAAGTAACTATCAATTGTGCAAAAATCTCCTTGTGAATGCTCAAAGTAATCAAATGCAATTAGTAATTGACCACTTGTTGGTTCAAATCCTGGTTTCAAAACTATTCTTGAAACATCATAAATCGTATCTCTTTGCCCACTATCAAAAGTAAATCTTGCTGTTACATCTGTTCCAGAAATTAAATTGCCAGCACTATCAACTTCTGGAGGAGTAGTGCTAGTCCCTTCATAAACATATCTCAACTTATACGCATCAGAATATGAAAGAATCTCTACAGTTTCAACATCATAGTCATTTCCTCTAAATGGAACTACTCTATCTCCAGATGAACTAACAGTAATTCTCTTATTCTTTATCGATGTCTTTAATCTTGGTTTCGCATTACTAACTTCAAGGGTTGCTGTCAGTTTTAATTTTGGAAATGTTCCATTTGATGGAATTTCTCCAAAATATGTTGATGGCAATTGCAAACTAATACTACCAGATGTCAAACCACTAGATGTATCTGTTGATGAAGAAATTTCTACAGCGTCAGCATTAACATAGATAATATCACCATTTTGGATATTTGGAGCATCGCCCTTATTTAATACGGTAATTACATAATTTTCTTCTGTAAATGCTGCAAATCTTTGTGTTCCAAATGGAAGTTGTGCAGCAAATGTAACTGTTCCGCCACTTGCAGAAGCTGTAGTAACAAAATCTCTGCGGAAATAATATTTAATCTTCGTGTCATCTCCACCAGAAGATATTTTATTAACTTGCTTACTTCCAGTTGGGAATAGTAAAGTTCCAGAATTTGGATTTTTTAATACTGGTCTGAGGCGAACTATACTAGTATTTGTTACATTTCCAGGAAGTACAGTATCCAGATAAATTCTGGTCTTGGCAGATCCAGATGGTTCAGTCGCAGATTGAACAACCGCACGAATCAAATTATTATTTACATCAGAAAACTGAATGATATCTCCTTGTGTGACAGCATTACTTGCATCAGCACTAAAACTGGTAGATTCAATAAAATCGTATCCAGCAGTACCGAAGAAAGTAAAATCTGTTACTGATTTTATTTCAGAATATACTTTGCTATCTACTACAGCATCTGCGCTAAACACATTAGCATTTCCAGATCCATATCTACAACCAATAGACTTAACATTTTGTGGTGAATATGTAACTACGGTATCTCTAAACAAAACTGGAACAATAGCTGCTCCTGAACTTGGTGGAGTTGCTTCTGATGGATTTTTAACACTTACTGCTGGAGGTTGTGAAAATTCTATATTAACTGCACGGCGATTGTTGATAATTGCTTTATAAATTGAACCAGAATTTGTTTTGAATAATTCTACTTTCGATGAATCATATTCCAATCCGTTGATTATGATTGTTACTCCATCTGCATAACCAAGACCTCTGTTTTGCACAACAAAGTGTGAAATTGTATTATCCTTTGCAATTTTTACTGTACTTCCAGATTCATCACGAATTGTTTCTCCAGAAATAAATCTCCCAGAAAGGGTTTTTACGAACAGTAGATTGTTAGTACTATAAACTCCAGATGGTGCCCCCTCTACAACGCCATATGCACCGCTTTCTAGTCCAAATATATACTTACCAGTCCCAAATGAATTGGTGCCAGTTGGAGACGATTCTAGAGTGATTTTAGTGAAGAATGATGGATCAAAATATGATAATCCAAATACTGTATTATATGCAGATGACCCACCAGAAAGACGACCTTTTGAAATAACGATATCGGAATCAGCATTAAATCCAGAACCTCTGCTTTGCAAATAAAAATTGCTTGGCTTTACTTTACCAATTACAGGTGTTATTGATGCTTTGTAATCAACAATAAATCCAAATTCAGTATTATTTGCTCCTAACTGTGCTGATGCTTGTGTTAGATAAATCTTTCTTAAAAAGTTTGAATCTCCATTATCATATTCTAGCAGCAATAATTCCAGTTCATCCTTTTTACCAAGAACAGTTATTTCTATAAATTTAACTGCCGTATTTGAATTTACTAATGGCTTGCTTACAACTGCATAAGACAAAGATTTAACAGTACCAATTGCAGTTGGAGCTCCAGTATCACTTCTTGTTTTTACAAAATATAAAGTTCCAATTTTTTCTTGGAATGTTCCATCAGTAATAGATGAAATTGTAGTAACAGTATTTGTTACTTGAATTGTTATTGTTTTAATAGCATCATTACTATCAAAAATTTGTCCTCTTCTATCAAGAGTTTGTCGATGATCAGATGGTAACTCTGTGTTATTGAGACCAATTGATCCATCATTAAATGTTGAATACAAAAATACATCTGGATAAGCAGTTAAATCAGATCCTTCTTTATTAAGAGGAACGCTACCATAAACATTAGTTACGCTAAATGTAGGTAATCCTTTTGTTTTTAAGGTTACGTTATCGCTGCTAAGACTTTCTCTTGCTTTATTCATAGCAAGATATTTTGTCTCTTTATTTACAATTTCATATCCTTTAACGTATGCTTTGCCAGGACCAACACTAGCAACCATTTTTCTGGACACCTCGCCAGAAGTTAATTTACTTTCAATTACATTATTTGGATCTGTTATATCTGGATAGAATCCAAATTCGTCTTGAGAAAATATTCCTTTGTTGCTATCTTTCTGGGCATACTCTCTAATATCAACTGGAAAAGCATCTACAACGTAATCTCCACTTTCATCAAATGTTCTTCTTGCGAGAGTTTCTTCGAGTAAATTGTAATCTGTTTGTGTTACTTTAGATTTTACTACTCCTCTTGAAACAGTTAAAAGTTGAATAAAATTTTTATCTGTTATTGCACCTAGATCATATTCTGTTAGTTTTAAAGCAATCTTTAGTCTATGTGCTCCAGGAGCGGTATAGTTTGAGGAACCAATAGCATTATCGTATAGAGAACTATCTTGTTCTGGAGTTACAATTGTTTCCGTTATATTAAATCCAATCTTAGCAGATGGTTTATCGTAATATTCATCAATCACTAAGAGTTCGGAATCATTACGAACAAAATAACCATTTATAAAATAAATACCCTCTTCTACTTTAACAGCAGAAGCAAAACCCATAGATGGACTTTCAATTGAGGTAATATCTCCAGTATCTGGATTTTTTATACTGATACTGGTTGGAAGAACACTACCATCAGTGCCAACAACAAGAAGTGGAGTATTGACTCCATCTACTACTTCTAGTGTTTCACCTTGTCTAAAGGTAGATTCTGTATTTGAATTGCCACTTGTGATATAATTTACGTAGATTGTGTCCGATGTTGTTTCTGTCGATTCTTTCGCTGTTAGTATAGTAGCTACAACACCAGATGATAATCCAATTACTTGTTGTCCAATTAATTGAGTAATATCATATTTTCTATATACTATATCGTTTCCTTCATTAATTGGAACTTCGGAAACGGAAGATAATTTTACATAGTCTAATTTTGTATTGAGACCAATCTCTCCAGGGATGACCATTTCACCCTGTTTGAATGCATACTTTCCAAAACTTTCAATCTGATTCTGAAGAATAGATTGAAGTTGTGTTAGTTCTCTGCCTTGAATAGAGTAACCAGGGCGAAATAAAATTTTATAGAAATTTTTATTTGCGTCAAAGTCCTCGTAATAAGGATTTACGTTAAGATTGGTCTTCTGTGGCATCGTACTCCGCCAAATACAAACATCTAGTCGTTAATATTTAGCGGAGTAAAATATAAATCAGAACTCGATAACTAGTTTGATATCTTCGATCTGGTCAGGAGCACGAGTGATTAGACGACGGTTTTCGACGTAAATTACTTCACCTGAATTATTTTCAATCTCTGTGTTTGCTAAACCAGCAGTAAATGTTGATCCAAGAAGTGATCCAGCATATGCAGTATTAACAGTGCCAGAAGCATTTGATAACGAACCAGTAATAGCATTTGCTCCGTTGCTAGCAAAAGCTCGAACAACACCGCTATCAGTATGAGCATCATTTGTCTGAATATACTTTAGAACACCAGCAGTTGTTGAACCACTATCTAAAGTCCATGAAACGACAGTACCATAAGCAGTTCCACCACTTACTGTTTGCTGAATTCTTTCGTCTGGAATGAAATCTGCAGTTGCTCCACTAATCTTGATTGCTTTTAAACCAGATAAAGTATCAGCAGTTGAGAAAGTAGTTGTTCCATAGTTGTATGGATCTTTAAGAATGCCAATTCTACGGAAGTCGTTATCAACTGGGAAGTCTCCAGAACCTTCTGCATATGTTAGACGAATATTCGTCATAACTCTCTTGGCATTCAATTCTGCTTCATGGTCCTTACCATGGCCACCAAGAGGTGGAAGGATAATTTCTAGAGCTCCTTTCCAACCAGCAGTGGTAGTAACTGCTGATGATAGACCAGCATTACTGAATAAGTTGCCATTACCTAACAATACATTTGCGTATGTATAACCAGATCCTCTTGCTTGTATAGTTGCAGATGTGATATTTCCACTACCATTTGTAGTAAATTTAACAATACCTCCAGTACCATCTCCCTTGATGGATGTATAGAGAGTTTGTGAAGCGGGAAGACCCGAACCAGCATCTTCAATAACAACAACATCACATGCTCCAGCAACGGCGGCTGCTGTAACAGCAGTACGAGAAGCATTTGCTGGAAGTACAATTGGCATAAAGTCAGATGAGAGGAATCTTAGTACATCATCGGTTGGGATGGTGTACATGTACTTCCAAATATATCCAGCGCCAGTTGTTTCTGTGTAGAGACCAGTTGCAGAAGCATAGTTTGCTCCAGTAGTGATTGGTTCTTCTGTTGCGTTTTGACCACTAGCATTTGAAGGATTCTCACCATTATAGAGACATTTAAATACTTCATACGCCGAGTTCATCACATAGAATTTAGCATCTGCGATTGAAGTGGCACCAGTTGCTGCTGTCTTACCAATTTGACCACCGCCACCTGGAGTAGCAGAATAGTCTGGTTTCCACATATCAAACTTAGGATTAGCAACTAGATCCCAATTGTAACGTCTAATAACTGCTCTTGCAAAAGTATCAGTAATTCTCTTGGCAGCAATAATCTCGTCGTGAATTGCAATAACTTCAGATTGATTATCTAGAGGAAGTGGTGGAACGTCTTCGGTAGCGTAACGATAAACTCCAGTAACTGCGGTTGCATTTGTAACGATAGTTGCTCCGTTGTCCGCTGTTGCTGTAATCGTGCTTCCAACTGCAGGAACCGAATTGACTCCATTAGAACCAAATACGTCGGTTAGAAGAAGAGCATCGGCATAAACTGCTGCAATGGTTGCTTTAAATGCGGAAGCAGCATACTGACCAGCAGTAGTACCAACAAAAATTTTATGCCCAACTGTGAAATTAACGGTTCCCTTAGAATAAATTTCTAAGTATGCTCTCCATGGTTGAGGGCGTCCAACAAAGAAGTACATTCTAGTACGCTCGGAACCAGTATCCGTAGCACCTTCAGTTAGCGATTCTAGAAATTGCTTCGCATTAAAAATTCTAAATTTATCAGAGATAATAGCAGCCATTGGTTTTTCGTTCCGACGTGAT